AAAGGTGTTGATGTCGCAGGTCGGCGCAACCGCCGATGTCACTAACGCCACATAGAAATTTGTGGGTATTGTCCCTCCCCTGAAAAGCCAACTGAGTGCTGAGTATTTTCCTCTGTTTGTCCATCCTTCTACCATTGTGTTTACCTCCTTTTAACTTCTTGCTTAAAATTTCCAGGCTTTCGCCGGAGTGATTGAATCGAGTCCTTTCTGATAGGTGTCTTTTTGTTGTGTTACCCAGATGTGATACCATCTCGCACTAGCTGGAACTATCTGAGCTCGCATTTTATTGAGCCACGCCTGGGCAGCCTTAGCCACCACCCCATCAACTAAGACTTCCTCCTCATCTGCCATCAATGTAGATGAGGATTCAGTGAGCTGGTGAACTTTGTGGCAATGTAGATAGATGTCCTCGCCCGAAGTCGGCTCGCTTTCAAGCGTTAGGGTATTCCCAAAGATACTGAATTTCAGCTCGCTAGGTGGGTAATTCCCTGTGGGGTATTCCACCATCACAACCTTGTCCTTGATTAAGCCTGTAATCGTGCTAAGGTCTATATCCCTTGTGCCGTCCGCTTCAACTGTTTCCTTGACTTCATAAGGGCTGACTTTAGAGATTTCCACTAGGACTTTATTAATGTGCAAGTCCAGCTCATCATCGGCAAATTCATAATCATTGCCGGTATATTCATCTCTAAGGAACTGCCTTGCTGTGCCACGAATCGCTGATAAAGTTTTCACCATGCTTCACCTACCTTCTATTGCGGCCTTGCCCTGTGCTGCGGGGTATCTTGCATCCCCCTCTTCTCTTGTTTGCTCTGACCCCTCCACCGCTCCCATCTTTTCTAGGTATTCCTTTAGCCATAGTTACTCCTTTTCAATTGGACCCTTGCACCACTCGCTTAATTTTTCTTCGCTCATAGAATCTGCCATCTCCGCAGCCGCGGCACTATATGATTTCGGTGTCTCACCGCGTTGCATGGCAAGGGCAATGCAGGCAAGAGTCTGTTGATTTTCACTTTTTGGCATATTTACCCTCCTTAAAAAGCGGGAGGAAGTTTCCTCCCTCCCGCTAATTCGAGCCTCTCTAGGGCATCAGCTGCAGTAGCACCATTGGTGCATTGCTTTCAGCACTGCCACTCATGTCCAGAGCAACCCCAGCTATCTGGAATCCACTCTCCAGAGTCACATCGTCACTGGACACTACACTTCCGTTTCCGACAAAGACTATTGTCCTGTCCATCGCTGAGTTGCAGGTGTTGCTGTTGCTGGTAATCCAGCAAGGCCCCCAGGTTTGCAGCCAGAAGTACTCCCCTGACGAAGCTACACAGGCAGAAACGCCTATGTAGGTAACATATTCTCCGCCAGAGTTATCAGCCTTCAGGTTGTAGAAGGGGCTTTCCATCAGTTCGATAGTGGTAGTACCAACAGTAACCACTATACCCAATGGCATATCCAGTTTTAGGGTTAGCGAGCCGCCGGCAGTAGCCAGAGCAGGATGACTGACAATCAGGCACATCTGAGGATGCTGACTACCTCCATTGCCGATTACGATATAGCCTCCAGCCAGCTCATTTGCTGACAGAACACCAGTGGTCAGTACACCTATCTCGGTATCAATGGTTACAGTTACATAGTAACTGCCGACTGCTCCAGCAGCCACTCCAGTCTCAGGGTCTACAGTCGTACTCTGAGTAGGAGCTACTGCAACAGTGTTGGTTTTCTTGGCTTTGTAAGCCCCCACCTCGGGATTGACCGTACCAGAAGCCTTGGCGTAGTGATATACCCTGTCTCCATTTACAAACTTAGTTCCGAGAGGGTACTTCTGAACGCTGTCAGCTACCAGCACATTCGGAGCGTCCAGATTAGTTATCTCCTGTCCTGACATCCCAGGTGGTAGTACGATGTATTTGCCATCGTGAACAATCAAACTTTGAGTACTCTTAATCATTTATATTTTCTCCTTTACATATATTTGGGGGGTTTAAGCACAGCCCCCTAAGCCTTAACTTGTTGCGTCTATGGCTTTGGTCTTGTTGATGCTGTGAACCCGGGATATAGACTTGGTGCTACCCTTCGCTAAGGCTGTATAGCAAAATGCTCGAATACCCTCAGCGTTGTAGTTCTCCAGCTTCTCAAAGTGGTCAACCTCGAAGAAGTCTTGCCCACCAGTTTCACCACCAACAGCAAGGCTGACGCCGCCATCTTCGATTGAGCCTTTCCTGATAGCATAAACGCTTACCAGGTTCCCAGAACCCAGTTTCCCACCACTGTTGTCATTCTCATCAGCCAGGTAATCGGAAGTAACAATAGGAACGCCATTGACGCTCGCAATCATCGTTCCGAACTCACCGGGGCTACGAGCCATTATGATAGCTCCAGCCTTGCCCATAGCGTGAATGAACAACTGGTCAACTATCTCTTGAGGCATTAGTAGAAAGTCAGGACGCGGTTTGCAGGCATGGATTAAGCCAAGCAAGTTGACGATGCTCAGCCCTATAGTCCCACCACCTTGGTCACAGTCCTGATAGCTGGCGAAGGTGTGTCCACCAGTAGCAGGACACAGCTTGTCCAGGCCATCAAACTCTTTGGGGTAAGTGGTTTTATCGCCATAGATAAGTTTGTCCTCAATAGTTCTGAGAGCCCCTTTTATGATTTGGGACTGTATAGCTGCCCGGTAGTCGTTGGGGTCCTTGTATGTTTCCTGGGCTGCTGCGACTAATGCCCACTGGTCGCCAAATTCCTTCAGCGCCAATTCCCCCTGTGAATAAGTAGCGACTTCCTTCCAGCCATACTGCTCACCCTTGCTCTTAGCAGAGACACCAGGGAGTGTTCCCTCCCGGTTCCACTTCAGGGTATATGAGTCAATAGTAGTTATTGGCAACTGGGGTATAAGCTGCCCAACCTCGTATATCTCCTGAACGATGCCAGGCAGCAACTTGGATTGCACCAGCTTCACCATCTCGGCAGTGCTGGCAAAATATCCGGTAATCATTTAGTTTTCCTCCTGTTTTACTTCTTTTTTTCTCGGAAGCTATCCGCATAGATTTGCCTTGCGGTTTTTCCTTCCTGAGATCCTTTAGGGCCAGAAGTTAACAGAGAATCGTGAGTTGATTTCTTTGCAGCAGCTTCGTCATCAGGCTTTTTATTCAGCCGTTTCGCTACTGTTTTGGCTTGCTCAACAGTCGTCAGGTTAAGGTCTTTCATCATGTCTTTGAGTTCTACCGGGTCAACGCCTTCTGCCTCTGCAATTTTCCAGAGTTCGATTTCCAGTTGCGTTTCCCGTGCTGCCTTAATCTCTGCCTCGTGCTCAGCCTTGTCGCGGTCAAGTTGCTCTCGGTCCTTTTTGATAGCACTCCTTTGGGCTTTCAAGTCCGTATCTTCCTGTTCACGGCCCTTTTTAGCCTGGTATGCAGCCAACTTGTCAGGATCGCCCCTAGCCTCTGCTAGTTCTTCCACATCTCTTTGCCTTCTGATTTCTTCTATCTTGGCTTCCTCTGCTTTGATAGCTTCCTCTCGGGCATTGATAGCAGCTTCCCTAGTCTCTAGGCTTTTGGCATCCCTGCCGGCAGCAACTCGGGCATCTTGAGCAGCTTTCGCCTTGATCTCCTCAATCTCCTCCTCTGTGTAAGTCTTGGCTTGGTCTTCTGGAGTTTCCTGTCCGGCAGTTAGAGACTGTCCAGCCTTATGCTCGAGAGCGTCCTTCTTTCCTTCAGTTCCGTCCATTTTTACCTCCTAAATGAATAGAGCCTGAGTTAAAAGATTTCTCAGGCTCCTATCAAAAAACCCGACTAAATGCCGGGTCATCTGATCCTGTTAAAATTGTTCCTTAAATCTCTCCACCCTACGACCCTTACCTATTCCCAACTGGTGTGTAGCCTTTAGCTTTCACCAGCCAGTCATCTAAATCTAAATGCTTGGCCCTAAAGTCCAATCTTGGCTGTCCTGTGGGCAAGCCCATATAGGTTTTGTATAAGCTGTAAACGTCTCTAGTCGGCACCTTGCTGAAGTCTCGTTCCTCTGTCCAGATATCAAGGTCATACATAGCCTTGCAGAACTCAGGATGCTCCATGAGCCACCAGTCATCTTCATAACCACTTCGGCTTTCTGCGTACCATGCAACCCAATCCTCAATTAGCGCTTCAGGAAACTCATAGTCCATAGCCTTCATGCGGTTTCTGTCGTCCCTAAACTCAGGGTGGGAATTAAGATATTGGTCTCTAGTCTCTGGCGTGTCAAGAGCATCATACTCAGCTTGCGCGTCTCGCCACTTAATTTGTAGCTCTAATACCCCCTTTGGAGTATCTATTTCCTGACGGCCAAGCCATTCCCTCAAAACATCATCCTCTACAAGTAACAGCTTAATCTCAGCACTATTCCAGCCATATTCCTCACCAACCTCACCATATTTGAAGTAATTTTCTACAGAACCTTCAGGCGGTAGAGTCATTGGCGGTATGGCATCAGTAGGTATATCTAGTGTTTCGAGCAGCCCCTTAAATTGATTGTAGGCTTCAAGGGTGAGGAGCTTTGCCTTTCCAGCTAAAGCTAACCGGGCATTATCTATCGGGTTAGCTTTTAGCCACTCGTCTCTAGGGTTAATCCTTAATTCTGGGTGACTATCAAGGAAAGCATCCTTGTCATCCGATTCTAGATATTTGACAAGTAACTCATATTGCTGCCTGGTTACATTCCCCAGATAGGCTTTAGGATAGAGTGCGTCAAATTCTTTTAATTGGGCAAGGTTGGTTATCCTTTCTCTGGCCTTCCACTGCTGATAATAATTGATTATGGTATCGTCATTGTCTTCCGTGTTTATTTGATAGAGTGCAACATTCGGGAGTATATCAGCCTGTGAATGGGCTATTTCATATTCAGCCCACGCCTTGCTTTCCTTTGATGCGGCTGGGTTATCTAGGATATCCTGCGGTAAGACATTGCTATAAACATTTCCAATGTCCCTGAACCAGTCAATAGTGGTGTAGAGGTTCAACTCTCGTTCCGATAACGGTTTATCTTCTTGCCCCTCCTTGACTTCGCCAAGTTTCAAGTTCAGGTCTTCCACCTTCTGCTCTGCGTTTTTGGCTGGGGGCTTTAATGCCCACTGGCTGAACAGGAAATCCTTTATGTTAATATCTTCTCCCTCTTGCAACTTTGTCCTGATAGCTTTTTCAGTCTGGACTAGATATGGAGTAGGCCATCCAGTTATCTGCCCGGCAGCTTTCGCTAAATACTCTACAAGAGCCGCTACATCATCGAGGCTTATATCTTTATAAGGGTCTTGCCCCTGACTTATCAACTTCTTAGCTTTGAGAAAGATATTTCTCAGGTCATCCGCCGTCTGTGCAACCGGGCTGACCTGGTAATCAAACGGCTCGTTGGTCAGCCATCCCCATATAGATTGGACCAACTGCCCCCCTATCAGTATAAAGTTCAAGGGACCAAGTATCCCCGCCCTGGCCTGTCTTTCAGGCTTCCACTGGAAGGCATCGGCAATAAACTGGAACATCATAGGTAAAATTACCCATGCCAAAAGGATAGTCCTGGATGCCTTTGCCCTACTCCCTCTACCATATTTGAAGTTACGTAAATTGTCTCCAACCATTCTGAAGTATTTGTTTGGCTGGTTCTGGAACATAGTCATTAACTTGAGCCACGACCCGCCATTCTGAATAGCTGACAGTGAATCAATGCCAAAACTGGGCTGTGTTCTATTTGTGAGGTCTTCGGCAGCGGCTATAGCTTCAGTCTGTGACAGTCCCTTATTTAATCCATCTCTATATTTAGCCCACATACCTTGAGTAACTGCGAAGGTGTCACCAAGCCTAATTTGAAGCATAAACCAGTTTTTTATGCTTCCTTGACCAGCTATTTCTTTGTTTCCGTGCTGTGCAAGGGCAGCCGCAATATCTCGTTCAAAACCTGCCTGTATCCTCGCCCTGAATCCTTCAGAGTTCTTATAGAGAAACTGGAAATGGGCAATCGGTGAAGTCCAGAAATCCGCAATACCGGAGACAAAACCTGCCACACCCATCTCTTGGTCGGAAACATAGGCGAATAGAGATAGTATCTGCTTCAATGCAATAACCGGCTTAATAGCCAGGATTGACCTGGTAAAGTTCCTCCTGAGCCAATCAGCAACCCTGTTAGTAGCCGCCGTCTCAATGCCACCCCTTGCCATTTGGTTCATAAACTTATCAATTAACTGAATGATACCCCGCCCGTGATACTGCTCTATTGCCTGTCTTATCTCTGCATTGCCAAAGACACGGCGCATATCCCTCATAGTGATAGCCCATGCCTTGAAGTGCTCCATCTGTTCTATGTGGTTTGAGAGTATCTGCGTAGCTCCGTTGAACCTGAGAGGTCGTATGTTCCTCTGCCTTGCCTTCAGACTACCATTGAGAACCGAGGCATATTGAGCGGCATCCTGAAAGGTCAACACATTCTCCGCTATATCAGCCTCAAAATCCCGCCTGATAGGTGAATATCGAGGGTTATGAGGCATATCCACATTGTAAAGCTCCTGATATATCGGGTTTATTGTGTTGTAATAATCCTCGTAGAATTGGAAGAATGAATCTACCAACTTCTTTTCTTCGGCGGTCAAGTTGTTCTCTATGGCATTTCTAACCTCCATTGACCAGCCCATGCCGGTAGTAAAAGTGTTATCAAGAGTCCGGTCTTGCATCTGCATATACTTGGCCAGCATCTCATTCCTAGTCATCTTAATAGTAACTGTAGTAGTTCCAGGGTGGTTAGCAATATACTCGGCAGTCAGTTCGAAGGTGCCGAGATTAACTTCCGTATCTAATTCATTAAGAACCTGGTTGATAGCATGACCACCCTTGACCCCGAACACTTCACCAACTGCATCCTTGACTTTGATATAGGCTTCTTTAGTTCCGATAAACTGCCTATTGGTCGCGCGGTGAACTTGAGATACAAATTCGCTAATGACACTCTGATAGGGTTTAGAGGTAGTGTCGAACTTGCTTAGTTTGTCAGCCAGATTATCTATGCCATATTGCCAGTTGACAAAGGTATCTAGCCACCCGGGCTTGGCTGCCAGTTGCTTCCCTGATACAGCACCTATGCCTGTCTTTAATCCCTTCCCGCCAGTAAGTATATTAGAAATGTCTGTGCTAGCAGCCTTGATTTTCTCGGTAGCAAGCTCCCATTTTGCCTGCCGCTCAGACCTTCCTATGGTTTCAAGAGACTTGATGTAATCCAGTAGGTTAGTCAGCTCCTCAGAGGACATGCCATCTATGCCAGCGAAGTTAAGTGCTTCATTGGCTTTGAACATTTCCTCATAAGATAACTCCCCTGATTCGTATGCCCTGATATTCGTGACAATCTTCTCCCTGGCGGCATCTCTGTCAAGTTCTAGGTTGTGATTGAGAACATCGAGTAATCTCTGTGTCTCAGGCGTGAACTTACCTTTGAGGATATGGTCTTTGACTTTCGCCCTTGCCTTCTTGAGTTCTGCTCTAACTTCGGCCTTGAGAACTTTCTGGGCATTGCTTTCGGCAAACTCCATAACCCTTGTCATCAATGCCGCCAGCTGGGCGTCCGTCTTAACTTTGGCAACCGCAGTTATAAACTTACCCCTAGCATCCATTGGGAGGTTCTCTTTGACAAACTTAGCTAATGCAGCCTTAGTCTCATCGGCAGTCCTCCGTTTGCTCCACCATTCCTGATACATCCTGCCGAGTCCCTCTAACTGTCGTCTGGTACTGACCTCTACTGGCTCAACTGGCGTTTCTGCTTCTGGCATACCAGCTTCGGTAGTGGGGATTGCCTTACCCGTTACTTTCTCAGGATGGAAAACTACAATCTCATCGCCCTTTTCAATAATGTTTCTGGCTATAAGCCCGTCATAGCCCTGTTTTTCAAGATAATCCCTAGCTGCCTGAGCAGCCAGTTCGTCAGCTTCCTCTATTGTCTTGCCCTCTTCGATTGCCTTTTGCCTTGCAGGTCTGGTTGTCTCATTCCAGAAGTTCTCAGCCTCCGCTTGTGTCTGTATCACAAAGGGGTTTTTGAGATTGACGGTCATAACCTCTTTGCCATCGTAGGTTTCTGCGTATTCTTGACTGGTAGTATAATAAGTGCCTTTGCCGAACAAGCCCTCATCCACAGGAGCACCGCCCTCTTTATACCCTCGATAAACAGTGGCCGTGTATTCTTGGCTTGTTGCAATCTCTGGGGTAACAGGGGTAACAGGTGTAACTTCAGGCACAACCTGTTCTGCCACAGCACCCGCTTCCTCTTGGGCTGCCTCAAGAATTGGTGGGAGCTCAGTTTCTATGCCTTGCTGAATTTCTTTATATAGCGGATTCCCTTCACCAATCTCATTCCTGAGAGAGTTTCTAACCTTATTAATCGCTTGAGAACTGCTTACTATTACTTGCCCAGCACCAGCCATTATGGTAGTCAAAAGGAATGTCTGTGGAGCAATCTCCTTAAATGCCTCTACCCAGCTTATATTTTCCTCTCTTAGCCCAGCCTCCACTTCTATGTCACTTTGCCCCTTCTGAGTTATTGTCTCGGTTAATAACTCTTCTCCATATATCCCTACTATTTTCCCTATTATCTTGGTAGCTAGATTGCCGCCAATCATCTTGCCTAGTGGCCCACCTAAGATTTGAGCAAACGCTAAATTGCTAATAGCTTCTGGTATTGCCTCCCAAAGCCCATACTGTGTTGCCTTATCAGAAAAATCCTGCTTTAGTTTGTTTTCCTCTTCCAAGGTTAAACCTTTGCCTGTTTGCTGGATTTGTTGCTCATTCATTACTTCAAGATATTGCTGCATTATCTGGTAACAGGTCATTTGATATGCAACTGCTCCAGATGCAGCGGTTCCTGCTGTCCAAGCTGCTACCCTTGCCCCAGGAAGGGGAATAAAAGCAACCGGGACACCAACAGCAGCCCCAGCACCCATAGAGGTAATTGAGTAGGCTAAATTACGTGATACCTGAGCTACTTCCAATAAAAACGACGCATCAGGGTATTGTGTAGCAACATCCTGAGCAAATTTATCTATATCCTCATTAGCTTCGGCAATAAACTCATCTGCCCAATCTCTATTAACTACACTCGCCCCACTCTTGCCTTGAGTTGCTTGTAATACTGATGCTGCAATTTGCTTGGGGAGGTGTAGTAAACTTTGCCCGAATACCTTGGCAGCATCCCTGAACCTTACATACAGCATAGGTTCTTTAAGCTCTTCGCCAGTAGCCATAGCCTCTGCCAAGTATGCGGAATAGTAATGTCCCTGTAGTTCAGGTATTCGTTTTGAACCAAGAACTTCACCAAAGGTTAATTCACGGCCTATTTGATGTTCTATCCAAGTTTGAGCACTACCAGCCCAATCAGTAGGCATGGGTTGTAAAATAACAGGTTCACCCAATTCAACTTTTGCTGTAGCGAATATCTCTTGTAAGTCCGCCTCGGTAATCTCAGGATCTATAGCCCTCAGTAACGCCTCAGTTTCCGCAGTTCTGCCAATCTCCCTAATGTCAGCTAGGAATCCCTCTGGGTTAGTGTTGATATAATCTACAATCTCGCTTATATCTTGCTCAGGGAAAACCCTACCGAATACTTGCTCGGTTTCAAGCTGCTGCCTCTCTCTTAAGTCCACCCAGCCTTTGACATCTAAGGCGCCACCAGCTCCTTGATATTCCTGGTATGCACTCTTACCCTCTTCGGTTAAGTCCTCTATTGTCACAGCCTGTGGAGTAGCTTCTAAGCCTCCCGTTGGTTCACCTAGAAGTGCCTCCATGTCAGCCCTGCTGAGCTGATCCCCTGATGGCGAGATATAAAGGTCGTTCTCAGTAATCTCCCATTTTTCAGGGGTAATCAAACTTGAAGTAAAACCGCCATTTCCTTCTGTCGGACTCATCTTCAGCATCCAGCCCTCTTGAAGTGCTAAACCCATCTGAGCAGCTTCAGAAGCCGTGAAGAACAAAGGCTGTGTGGGGAAGGTAGTCGTTAGCCTTTTCTGCTCAATAGCAGTTGTTAGCTGTGGATACATCTCTCGGACATCTTTGAGAGAAGTCCCATACTGCGACAAAAGGCGCTCAATCTCTAGTTGCTTTGTCTGACCGTATCGTTTTAGCAGGTCCTCTTCATTTAGAGTAAATCCGTTCATTCCTGTTTCCCAGTATTAAGTTTCCCTAGCTGCCCACCAGTTCGTAGCATCTCTAGGAAGTTCGGCCTGGTTGGCTGTTTAGGTTTCTCTGGCTGTGGCTCAAGTGCCTGCCTATATTCCTCCAGATATTTCTTAATGTCATATCTATCTGTCATGTCTCAGTCTCCTCGGCTTTTGCCCCATGTGTCCCCTTTGCACCAGTGCCACCTTTCTCTAAAAGAGGCAGCAGGTCTTCTTGCTTTGGCTCCTCCCTCTTGCCTTCTATCGGGCTTAACTGTCCTAGCGTTTGCCTTTGTCTCAAGATAGTCTTAATTCGTTGCATCAAGGTTTTAGCTTCAAGTTCCATTATCTCCCGCTCAATCCCAGTCTTGTCTTCTGCTTGACGCAAAAAGCTAAGTCCCCTATTGAAGAGGAATAAGACCTCATCTGTGTTTTCTGCTTGTTGTGTTTGAAGCTCGAACTTCATACCATCAGGGTTTTGCACCTTGATTATTTCTCGCAGAATATAGTCATCGGATACTACCCCCCGCAAAGCCTTAGCCAACGTAGCATCGGCAGCCGTCTGCTCTTTTGAAAGTAGGTGGAATTGATAGGTAATAGAAAACTCACCAGCAAAATCACTGGGGCTGTATGTATTGTAACCCCCTGGCCGTCCTAGCTTCATCGTTTGGTTGAATTGCACACACTGGTTAATAATCATCCTCGAAAGAGCCTGGTAGAATGAGGCAATCATGGACAGTATCGGAGCGAAGATGTCATTGCGAGCAGCGATAAGGTTCAGTATGGCCACTGAGGAAAGAGGGAAGGCCAGAGTCCCATAATCTAAGGGTGTCAGCTCCCCCCTCTGCAAACATGTCTCTACTATTTGGTAGAGCATCCTGGTAGCACTCTTAATATCGTTGACTGGTATTTGTCTGAATCCACCGCCTATCTCTGTTTCTATTACCACATCCTCATCATAAGGCGATTCAACTGCCTTCTTGCCACGGTCAGGACTATTTGGACCTCTTTGAATCTCCAACCCACCCTTCAATGCCTTTCTGCTCAGTGTTTTTAGAATAGTGACAATCTCATTTTTCTCTTTCCATAAACCACGATTAGGCCAGAAGATACTCTCCCCGTCATGCTCCATGGCATTTTCTGTATTAAGCATGCACCCAATCGGACACTTGGCAATGACAAACGGCGGGTATCCGTAAGAGTTTATTTCATCTTTGCCTATAGTCTTTTCAACGAACACCAGCTCATTAGTAGCGTTCCAGAAGTCAATGACCTGGTTCCCGTTGTCCTTCAGTCTGATTCCAATGTCGGGATATTCCCGCTCAATCTGTGCCTTTGAACGGCTACAAATCGGCGCACCCCATATCATGCCATCACTGGCACTGTCGAGGGGAAACCATCTCGTATCTACCGGCACTACATCAGGAATTATGCTGCCCTCCCCGTCTAGCTTCAAACATGAACGAGCTCCTATTCTCCCCCGGTTACACGCTTGCTCGTTGATAAAACCGTCCAGGCTGGGAATCCCCCTCTTCGGAAGATACTCGTCCACCATGTAGAAAATATCCTCCAGAAACTTCTCAATCTTGGTCGTCTGCTTATCGGACAAGTCCTTCCCATCGATGACTGTTTGCTTCTGATAGCTTCCGGTAATAGCAATAGCCTTCTTAGCGTATAGAAGGGGATCGTTTAGCGTAACATTGGAGACATCTTTTTCATCTTCGCTAGAGCCCAGTTTTTTCATCCTGAAGGGTTCAAGCAGGTAAAGTTTCTCGTCCCCATCCATGCGGTCATAGAGAGGTTTCATTTCCTTTAATTTAGCCTGGACTAGCTTATATTCTTCTCTGCTTTCGTCTGACATAATTACTCCTTGGGCTTGCCGTTTCTAGCTTTTAGCCAGGTGATAAGTTCCACCGCTGCCTCTGTGAAAGCCTTAATTGCATCGTTGTAGCCGCTGATAACATTAGTCAAGCGGTCTTCCATAAAAACCCTGTCTTGGCGCATCTGACCTACTAAATGCCTCAAGAAGAAGAACAAGGCAACGGCTAATACGCCCGCTATGCCTAAATCTAAATACTCAATCATATTGCCCTCCTAGTATTTCCAACTTGGGTTTTTCTCTTGCTGTGATATGGTCTCAGGGGTGAAGTCGGTATCGCTGCAAATATATCTCAGAGCTGCTAGCAGATGGTATGCCTTCTCATTATCTATTTCATTCGTGGTTTTATTATCGGCATCCAGTTTCCACATACAGTTCGAAATTTGACTGAGCGTTTGCCATAGGTCATTGAAGATATAGAGCTTATTGCTTTCCTCTATAGCAATTACCCTGTCAATCTGGCTATTCTTTCTTTCAAGCGCTGGGGGAAGTATTGACCAACCAGCCTGAGAATATCCTTGCCTTATCTCGCCTTCAGAAGTAAGATTGCCCCCCCTGCTACATTTGACCGTATATCCCTTAGCCAATTCCTTGAAACGCTCAATATGTTGACCCATCGAGAAACCAGCACCAGGGGCATACTCCCGGAAGATAACCATATCATTCTGTCTCATATATGCAGGTGCGCCAGGGGGAAGTGGCAATTTCACACGAGCTAGAAATAGAGCAGCGGGATTTGCACTTCCAAAGTCATGGCCGGAATAAACATCCCAATTATCTGGAATAGTGAAGCGGTTGATTTTGCAAAGTGCCTCATTGAACTTACTGTGAACTAGCCAAGATGCCTCTATCTCATCATCCTGGGCCATAATCTCACGGCGGTATGAATCGAGAGACATATCAGTGGTAATAATTGCCAGCCCTTCTCTACTGATAAAGGGGTTTTCAAGACTCGTAAAGTGAATTGTCTCCCATATCCCCGTTTTATCTTCCTGTGCCTTCTTGAATAATTTAGAGGCATGGCGAGGGTCTCTAGCCTTGGATATACCTGTGGCTTTTAGTGAAGGTGGCGTAAAGATAATCACGGCATCCCCATTGTTATCAAGAAGCATTGGGGCACCCACTTCATCCCAGGTATCCTCTGCCATTAACTGAAACTCATCAAGGTAAAGGTCGTCCGCATAGTCACCACGCAGGGTATTAGCGTTCCACGCCGTTTTAGCCTTGATCCTTTGCTTCGTGCCTGGAAGCTCAATAAACCGCTCTGATTCGTTTTTCTTGAAAACACCGGCCTCTATCGGTTCGGCCAGTGCGCGTGTAATCTCATACCAAAAAGTATCAGTTTGCTCATTGGTTGGTGCAGCATATAACTGCCGCCTACCGACTAGAAATCTCCGAACAGCCCTAATCGAGAAACCTACAGTCTTGCCACCACGACGGCCTGCTTTTACTACTAGCCGTTTAGCTTCGGATTCCACCATCCTTTTTTGTGGTGGATGTTGTTCAGGATTCCGCAGATGTACTTTGTATTCTATCGCTGTCGTCATATACCACCCTTAGAGTTATTTCACCTGTGCCCCCGATAGGCTGAGTAACCTTGCCCTCTGTGCGGTCCAGCAGTAAGTTGAGGTCATTGGAGTTTTGCTCTGCTCTCTCAATTAGTTTCTTGGCGAGCTTATCAACTAGAGTTGGGTCATTCGCCAGTTGTTCCCTTAGAGCCTCACTGACATACTTTATGCCGGGCGGCCGGCCAGCAGGGTTTCCTGATTGCCCTGGCGTAAATCCCTTCCCTTCCCCTCTACCTTTTGCAAGGTTCGCCAGTGTGTTCGGATGCTTGCCCACAGGGTATTTAGATTCCTGTTTCGCCATCTTGTTCCTCGGTGGTAGTTTCCTCTGCCTCTGTTATGCTGTCTCTAGTCCATGTAAAGTTGTCGTTATCAAAGTCCATCTTTCTCCTTAATCTTTTCCCAGCACCCAGGATGCACGGGCACAATACCTACCTTCCCGTATCGTTTCTTATGCCACCAAACGTAATCGTCATACTGCCAAATCATCTCTCCACAGTATCCACATTTCATCTGGACACCGGCTTGTCGGATTTTGCCTGTCATGTTTCATCGTTTTACAGCCTATTGCAGGCATCATCAGATAATTCACCAAGCCCAAAATTGCCCATTGTGCCTTGTAGTAATGCACAATCTATCTGTAATCTTTCTGTAATTGCAACCTTTTTAATAAAGGGCAGGTTTCTCCAATATTCCTTTAGTTTTTCTTTGGCTTTTGTGTGAATCTCCCAAAACTTTCGCTGCTCTATACCAGTTAAATACTTAATCATTCAATTCCCTCCTAACTGAGTATCAAGGGCTGGCTGCGTAAATTCCCCCGCTTCGAACGTTTGCCCCTACTGTGAGTAGCTAATTCATCAGTAGGCTTGGGTCGGCGATACTAATTATTCATGACCTCGCCCGTGTCATGCACCAGCCCTAGCCTTACTGCCTAAGCAATAAGGGAAGTATTCAGAATATCACCCAGGGGCTTTTATCCTTCTTCATGTCGCCACCTTGTATATGCCTATTCCGAACCACACGAGAGCGATAAAGCCAAGAACACGGCCCACGTTGTAGTAGTGATGATCTCCCTCAATAGCCTCTTTTAATTCCTTAGAGGGCTGATAGCCCTTGGCAAACGGAAAGAACACATCACAGAAGCCTTCTACAAGAGCGTGTACCTCCCCAGGCTTGTTTAGAAACTCCTTAAAGTTAATACCATTGAACATCAGATTATTACAACCGCTCCTTGCAAGTTATAAAATTGAGGAGCATGTTCTTGCCAGCAAAACAGATTATCAGACTGGGGCTCTAGAAGCATTACCTTGCCATCAGGAAATATCACTATGTTGTAAGCATGCCCAGATTGATAATCCAGAACAACCCCTACTTGGTTAACTCCCCACTGGTCGGCGCCAGCCTTAAACGATATGGCGAAGTTGCCACACCGATAGAACTTATGATATTCAAATGAGTCCACCCAATCCCAAGCTATGAAGTCAATGAATGTGTCCTTGTCAGTTAGCTGAAACTCAACACCAAGAGGAAGCCTTATAATCTCAGCACCAAGCTTCGTGAGCACTCCCTGGACCCATAATGTGTCCTTCTCAACCACATAGTTCAGAGCCGGCGGTACTGGTCTAGGAACTAACAATTTTAGCTGCTCGTTTTCCTGTTCTACCTTATGTTTCTGCTTCAGGCAGGTTAGTCTGTCGCCAACGCATCCTTTTAAGGCATCAAGATTAGCCTCATATTGTTGCTTGTAATAAGCACCACGGAAGAAGTTGTCTAGAAAATCTTGCCAGTTAAACATCTCTCTTTTCTTTTAGAGCAGCCGCTATCTTATTGGCTAATGTCTCAAGATTGTTGGCACTATTGGCTTTGACATGAGTTATCGCCCGCTCACCAAACCACCAGACAATCGTAGGGATAGCTAATGCCAGGAACCACTCCGGCGCCACGATTCCCTCTATGACGATTTGAGCAATGACGGCAGCGAAGATGACGCTGATTGCCGGCCTTGCTATTGCCCGGATGATTTGAACAATCGGATTCTCCATATTACCTCCTGAAATAGAAAAACCACCCGAAGGTGGCTTGTTTGATACTTGGTGGCGGGCCTGGGAGTCGAACCCAGTCTTCAAGCGTATGAAACTTGCGACTTAACCGCTTTGTCCTGCCCGCTATGTAGAAATGGCTCTAAAATGACTTGAGGGCGTATTCTACCCCGTTAATTTAGGCTATCACAAGACTAAGAAGTTTGTCAAGTATTTCATTTCAGCTACGGCATTTTTCTACGGGGGTATATTTTTTATACCTTTTCTTAGCCAGCCACACCGTAAACGGAGTATCTTTTCTTTTACCAGCCACATAATAAAGTGCGTCCTTTGCTCCATCGCTGAGGTATTCTATCTTGTCCTTATTGGGGTCTTTGCACTCGCTACGCAGAAGTTCACCCTTTAATGACGGATAAATCTTGCTCAGCCTATCATCAAGCTCAGCTAGTATCAATGACACCTTTACCCAACTTGCCTCACCAATTCTACGACTACCCCCACCTGCTTCATCATCAACAGGCCAGGCTCTGCCCCGAATATCATACTCATACCTAAGCAAGAAGAAGATATGCTGTGGGCAATAAGTAATATGCTGATAGCCAAACCAGTGTTTCT